TGTAGAGGTTAAGCTGGTTATTGCACTTGCATTAGCTGAAGTATCAGTTGTAAGAGTAACTATATCACCCTGAGCTGTAGCTATATTTGTTGTGTTAGTAGATACAGTTGAACTTAATGAATTATATAAAGTTATTAGTGAAGAATCTCTAGCTTTTACCCAACCATTATTAGATGCGTTTCTAACATACATTTGATTATTATCATCAGTATCTGCCCATAAATCTTGAGGTTGTAATGCAGAGCTGTCACTTCTTGTTGTTGGAGCTGATGTAGATTTTATTAATTGAGTTGAATTAGTACCACCAGCATTGATTGCAGATTGCACATCAGCACCTATTTTATCTAATGTTACTGCATCATCTTGAATGTCAGCAGTTGCTGTAGGAGCATCACCAATAGTAAAGGTTAAAGTCGCTGGAGATGATTCTGAGCCTAATGTATTAAGTGAGCTAACACTAGCAACATAATTAGTATCAACAGGCAAAAAGTTTAAATCACAATTCTCTACATCTACTATTTTGTTTATAACTTGATTACTAGAACTATCTACAACATTGATTCTGTATTGATAGTTAGGAAAATCAGTTGGTTCATTCCAAGATAAAAATGGTCTGCCTGTAGAGCTAGAATCAGTATCAGTAAATGATAATCCTGTTGGAGCTTTTACTGCATAAGCAGAAGGTAGGTTAGCTAACTCTTCTACTGGTTCTTGAGGTGGTACTTCCCATGTATAGACATCAAAGTATTCTATTAAACTAACTGCAACCAATCCATTTGGTTGTAATTCTAATGCTTCTACTCTACAAACTTTGCCTGAGAATCCTAGACCAGCATAAGTTAAATCTACTATGTCTCCAACATTCAATTTATACATCTCAGGAGTTCCTAAGAACTGCATAGTAGTCTGATTTCTGCTTCTAGTTAAGATTGCTTTACCCATGTTATAAGCTATATAAGGGTCGCTTATATAAGGGAACTCAGCTTTAATTTCTAATATCTCATCACCATCATCTGAATAATATTCAGGACTTGCATCATGTAAAACAGTAGCTGTATCTAATTCGTATTTCTTATTAGCGTTAAAAAATTCAACTATAACTTTATTTGCTTTTTTATCTTTGTTTCCATAATCAACTGATATACCAGCATCAGCAATAATATGATTGTCATTAATGCTAAATGTAGATGTTCCTGTATCTTCTATAGATAATTCATACTTACCATCTATATAAAGAAAAATACCACGCATATTTGCAAGTAATTCTTTTGCATTATCCATAACATTTTTATTAGCATCTAAATAACCATTACAATGAAATCTTTTTACTTTAACTAATGATGTTCCTGCCTGTGATGAGTATGTAGAACCTAGCGTATCATTAATATATACAATGTATTCGTTGTTTTGGTCGTAGAATCCATTTCTTTGAACATCTTTAATTTCTTTACCATCTACAATAAGGGTGTTGCTTCCATCACGAATATCTATCACTTCTCCAACTTTATTTTGCCACCAAGCACTATCAGGGTCAGTTCCACCAATGGTTATAAAGTCATCCCCAACATTACCCGACCAAGTAAGAGATTGTGCTGAGCCATTAAAGTAAGGTTGGTCAACTTCTGTATCACAGACATTGGCAGCAGCAGTAAATGTGCTCATGTTTATTTGTGACTGAGTTAAACCCTTACCATAATCATTATTAGTTATGTAATCTAAAAAAGTTAAAGCTGGATTATCTGAATATTCATAAGTAGATACAGTTCCAAATGTTTGATTTGTATCTCTTGGGTCAAATACTTTTTTACCTCTAACCTGAACTGTTAGTTGAGGTACTCCTGACCATATGCCCTCTTTATCATAGCCATAATGAGCTGCTATATAACAAACACCATTTAGTTTGTGTGCTGATGTCCAGTTAGGCATAGAAGCTACAAGCATAGGGTCTGCTGTTTGTGTTACAGCTCCGTGATGTAGATTCATAACATATCTATATTTTTGTGTGGGACTAGTTCCAAATTGACCAGCACCAGCATCTATACCAGTACCATTTTGTGAAACTGTATTTAGTGAACCTGAACCTGAAGATATCTTGTCTGAGCCAATATAACCACCATCTCTAAATCTTGCTGAATCAGTTAAAGGATTACCATCTAGCTCAATAGTTCTTCCAATAATTTCATCACACTCACCAACTGATAAAGCATAAACTACATATAAATCTCTTGAGTCATTGGCAGATACATCCATGTAGATAATCTGTGCACCAACTCTACGAGTTCCATAAATAACAGGTAATTTTCCACCAGCAGAGGTTTTGTTAGCCATAATGACCTGACCTTGTGCCTGCATGTCTTTAGCCTGTCTATAACCTTTTACTCCAACTGCTAAAGTAGCAAGTGTTACAGTCCAAGAAACAACAGTGGCTATCGTTGCTGCTGTTGTAGCTCCAATCCCTAAAAATGTTAAAAATGCAGTTAAGCTCATTATTTACCCCACCTAACATCATCTTTTGTTTGAGTTGCAAACTCAAAACCTTTATCACCTGTACTAAACGCCTGTTGTGACTCGTCAGAAAAATGTCTGCCTTTAGTTAAATTCCAGTTTGCCCAATGTGAAGCAACAATTAGATTTATAACTGAATCAGTTACAGTTTCATTAATCCCAACATTTCTTATTTGACCTGTAAAAAAGTTTATTGCACCCACGAGAGTTTCATCTGAATTAAAATAAGCCAAATAAATATCTACTGTCTTATCTGTAAATTCACCATTTTCTACAAGACTTCTAATTTGGTTCGTAACATTAGATAACCTAATACCGATTTCATTGACTTGTAATTGACCCGTTTCAGTTGTTGAGTCTACTTGCAAAAAAGAACCACCAGCTTCATAAGAATTAGAATCATATGTAATATCTGAATACCAATCAGTAAGTCTGATAGTAGATGATAAATTAAGCTCAACTAAAAAAGCTGTCTTAGTTGCTGTTGATGATACTTGAGTTTGTAAATCAGTAGATAAACTTCTTGGCATTAGGCTATAACCTCTCTAACGTCAAATGAAATACTGTAAAAACCATTAGCACCTGTTGAATACATGATTTCATTGTTTTCTAAATAAACAGTAAAACTTGGTTTGTTTACAGTAACTGCTTCATTATTTGCTAGAGTTGTTACTAAATTAGGCGATATAAGAACAGTCAATGCTCCACTACCATCAGAATCAATATCTGATTGAACCATGTATACCTTGCTATGATTTGCAAACTTGATTAAATCTCCCGCCTTTAAAGCACCTGTTTGGTTAGCTGTAAAGCCATCTAAGGCTATAGAAGCATCTCCTGATACATGTGCTCCAACTACTTGAATATCTGTTTCTGACTTGCCTGCACCTAAGTTATCTAGTGGTGCGACTATTGTAAAGTCCTCAAAAGAACCTTTTTGTTTTTGTAAAAATGCAAATATTTCCTGAGCTTTTTCTTGTTGTAATGGTGGCATTGCAACTGTAAAAGAAAAATACTGAGCACCTATTTGTCTGACTTGTTTTTTGCCTGATAGTGTTTGATTCAATAAAGTAGGTCTATTGTCTTTAAAGTTAAGACTTCTAAAATTTGGGTCTGTTGGAAATTGTCCTGACATTATACTATTCCCATTTTGCCTTGATTATTCATGGCATTGTTTATGATTGATGTTATTAATCCTTTTCTTGATGCTAGTAACTGGTCAAATCCAGCAGCATCTACTGTTGATATATTGAAGTTGACTGTAGGTGCTGATTGAGGAGTTCCCATTTGTTTCAAGTCTTGGTTGCTTACTATTTGGCCACCTTGGTTTGGAATAAAAAGCTCTCTTCCTGATTCGCCAACCATGTATGGCTTGCCTGCATTAACAGAACCACCAAGAGCCTTTTTACCAAATATCCCCTGAAAGAATGACTCAACACCACCTGTAAAGGGTTTTAGTATTGCTTCTTGTAAAGCAATTCTTATGATTTGCTCTATTGCATAATCAGCAAAATCCTTAAATGCCAGCTTGCCATTCTTAAGACCATCAACAATTGTATCTTCTAATTTTTTTGTTGTATTTATAGCAAGATTAGAAATAGCGGCATCGGTTGCACCAAGACTATCTTTAAATGCAGAAACAGACTCTGACATGCCATTTGTAATATCATCATTATCATCATTAAGATTTCCTAACTCAAGATTAAAGTTTTTTGTAGCTTCAATAGCTGCATTAATTGCCT